GCAAGGTCAACTCTCTGGTGGGTCTGGTCAAGGGAATCCCGGGCCGAATCACAAGCGGCCTCGGCAACATCGGGTCCATTCTCTACAATGCCGGAGCGTCCGTGATTCAGGGCCTCATCTCCGGTATTACCTCCAAGATCAGCGCAATCAAGAACACCCTGTCCTCCGTGACGAATCTCATCCCGGACTGGAAGGGGCCGATGGATGTTGACCAGAAACTCCTGGAGCCCTCCGGCCAGGCAATCATGGGCGGACTGGACCGGGGCATCCGGGCTGGCGTTGACAGCGTAAGGTCAACGCTCCAGGGGGTTACCCGGAGTCTGCCTGACATGCTCGGAACCGGCGGGCCGTCCCTCGCGATGGCCGGAATGCCAGCCGTGGGGAGCGGCTCTGGAGCCGGTACAGTGAACAACTGGGGAGACATCGCGGTCACCATCCCCGTGGCCGACCTGGAGGAGCTGAGGACCGTGACGGACTTCTTTGGTCGGCTGGAGCAGGAAGCGCGACGCATGGCCCCGGGTGGCGTTCGCCGTGGCTGAGCTGACGCGGGCCATCCGGAAGGCCCTCAGGGAGCCGGTGGACGTCCCGGCCACAGAGGTGGCCGGAGGCCCCGTGGAGGAGCTGGAGGCCCGGACCGCTCGCGCCCGGGGTGCCGTCCTCAACCGGCGGGTCGCTGGCCTCCGGGCCGCTGCCGTCCTCCAGGCCGCTGAGCGCGTCCGAGAGGGAGCGGGCCTGGTCCCGGCGGCTCTGCCCTCGGGTGAGGTCCGCTACTTCGCGAGCGTGGCCCTGGAGCCCGACTGGCCGGGCGGCACGGCCGTCCGTGTCCGGCCCCTCGGAGCGCCATCCACGGGGGAGGCTGACGTGGTCGTGGTCAACCCCCCATGTCTCGTTCCCGACCCTTCCGGGGACATTGACGTCAATGGCGTCAAGCACCGTGAAGACCCCCTGGCCGCTCTGGCCATGGCGGTAGAGAGCGTTACCGCACCCGGATCCGGAGATGTCCCGTGGCCACGACCCTGATTTTCGCTGGCACCAACGACAACGAGGTTGCGTGCACGGACCCGAGTTATGCAACCGCGCGGGCCGCTACCGGGACCCTTTCCCTCGGCAACGTGGCGGACACGTTCATTTCGGCCGGGCAGCGGTTCGCGGGTCAGTATCAGGTCTTTGAGGGGTTCCTGGAATTCCCCTACACGCTGGACACCAACGACCTGAAATGCTCCTCCGTCTTCCAGTACGTGCACATTCAGAACACGGGTAGCGCGGTCCGGTCCCTGGACACGTTCTACCGGGACTGGGGTGGCGGAGCGGTCACCACCACGGACTTTGTGGCGAACAACGCCACCATGTCCTCCGGGGTCTACGTCGGGGCAATCCAAAACGCTCAGTCGTGGCCGATCGGATCGCGGGCCAAGTGCGGTTCAATCGACATGCTGTCCAACATCCTCCTGGCCAACGCGGCTGTCCGGGTAATCCTGGTGACCTCCAGGCAGCGGGCCGGAAACACTCCGACCGGGGACGAGTACAACAAGATCGGGTCTTCCGCTCAGGCCGGGACCACGAATGACCCGCTCCTCCTCGTCGGCCGGGTTCGCAAGAACACCCTGGCATACGTCCTCGGGGCCTCCGCTCAGCTCTCGGACGGGACTACGGTTTACCTGGAGTCGGATGGCGCTACTCCCCCGGTCATCAACCTCAAGTACCGGACCACGGCCGCCGTGGTGGGCACCATCGGGGCATTGACCCTGGGTGGCACCGGATGGGCCGTGGACCTCCCGAGTCAGCAGAGAATCGCGCTCACGGTCGATGCCTCGGACAACATCTACGTGGTGGGCAAGAAGAACGACGGAGTCACCACCGGCAATGACATCCTGGCCAAGTGCTGGAAAAAGTCCGGGACCCTGACGTGGACCGGAATGGGTGCCCTCTCCGGCACCTTGCCCGCGTACTCGGGTGGCGGTCAGCCCAATCAGTTCGTGGCCGCCTGGCACCCAACATCGGGTGGCGGTCACCTGATGGTGGTTGGTTCGCACATTGCCTGGACCGGGCGCACAGGGACCATGTTCTACGCGGTTCTCTCGGCCACGTCCCTCCTGGCCGGAGCGGGCACACTCATCACGGATTCCGCTGCCGATCCGGCATGGTTCGGATTGGCCACGGTCTCGGACTACGTGGCGTACCCGAATGAGACCGGGTCCAAGATGGACCTTTTCGCGGACCCGTCCTCGGTCAACCGGGGATACTTCATCTCCCTGGACGCAAACAACTTCGCGACCAACGGCCGGTACACGCTGAATACGTCGGGAGTTGTCTCCTTGGGGGAGGCCCTCATTGACGACAGCATGTCAACGCTTCACGACCCCCAGGGCAAGCTCCGGGTGATCGTCCTCACGGACGGCCGGTACATCATGACCAACGGGAACCGGGTGGTTGCCCGCACGCCAACCCAGTCTCTCCTGGGATTCGCGGACATGGACAACACGGGGACGTTGCCCACCAACTTCCCGATTCAGGCGGTCACGGACGGACTGGCCTCCTGGGACGCGGTGTACGACCCGGCGGCCCGGAAAATCTGGGTCTACTACCTGGACACCGTGGACTCCCGCATCCTCCGCCGGACGTCGTTCTCCCTGGACACGTACGCGGCAACGAACGAGTCCGTCATCGTGTCCTCCACGGTCGGCGCGGTCTCCACTACCAACGTGGCCGTCCGCGTTCCCCGGGGCCGGGTGGACGAGCGCAAGGTGACCGTGGCAGTGGCCAACATCGTCACGGCCGGGGGAGCGCTCTCCACGGTCTACCTGGACGACTCGTTCAACCTGGCACCCAACCCGCCGACCCTGGCAGTGATTGCACCGTTTGACGCGACACAGTCAAAGGTCTTCGCGTGGACGTTCTCCGACCCGAACCCCAAGGACACTCAGGCGTCCTACCAGCTCCAGATCATCCGGACCTCCGACTCCGTGTCCATGCTGGACACCGGCACCGTTGCAAGCGCAGTGCAGCAGCACACGGTCCCGGCGGCCACAATGGCCAACGCGGTGGCTTACCAGTGGCGCGTCCGTACCACCGACCCGGCCGGGAATGTGGGGGCCTACAGCGCGTTCCAGGACTTCACCACCTCCGGCGGTGGCAACGTCACCATCACCACTCCGGCCACGGACAACCTGGCCGGTTCCACCACCTCGGACTACACCATCGCGTGGAGCACGTCCGGCACGGTCCAGGCGTCCTACCGCATTCAGGTCATCAAGACTGCGGACGGGACGACGTTCTCTGACACCGGGTTCATTACCTCGGTTGCCACCTCGGCCCTGGTCCAGAATCTCCAGTCCGGCACGGAGTACCGGATTCAGGTCACGGTACGGAATGCAGCTCTTGCGGTCTCGAACCCGGGAACCCGGCTCATCACTCCGGCTTACACGAGTCCGGAGGCTCCCGTCCTCTCCGTGACCACTCAGGACACCAACGTCCTAGTGTCCATTGCGAACCCCACTCCCGTGGGAGATGAGCCGGAGGTGGCAGTCAACCACCTTTACCGGAGGCTCGTGGGCAGCGTTGCGTGGACCTACGTCGGGGACGTCCCGTACAACGGGTTCTACCTCGATTACACCGCCGGGGCTGGAGTGGCCTACGAGTATTACGCCCGGGGAGATTCCGGCACCTCCGGCACGGACAGCGCCATTGCCACCGGAGTGGGTCCCGCTCTCCAGGGTGTCTACCTCCACGACCCGGACAACCCCATCGGCACCTCCACTCAGTTCTTCTTTGCCCCGGCCGGGAAAAAGGAGAACCGTCAGGTGGCGGCCGATATGCTCGTGTTCGCTGGCCGGACTCGTCCGGTCGCGGAATTCGGGGAGAACCAGACCGACGTCTTGGACGTGGAGTTCCTCGTCCCGTTCGATGACCAGTGGTACATCCTGACCACTCGCGCCCGGACCATCTTCCGGACGTTCAAGACGTACGCTTACCGGGACAACCGGGGCCGCACGTGGTTCGGGGTCCTGAGGTCCATCGAACTGGCAGACACCCCGGAAGGGACCCGAGTGTCGTTCTCATTCGAGCGGACCGACTACTCCGCCGTTACCGCCTCCCTCCCGGTCGGAATCGTCGGGGGTGATGAGTGATGCAGCCGCTTGCGCAGAATGGTTACTCAGCGGCGGAGGTTCTGGCCGTCCTCCAGTATCGGACCGGATCCCGGAAGGTGTCCTTCCGGTATGACCTCCTGGACTCTGCCAACAACTACAAGGCGGCCCTGGGGAATGTCCTGGGTGGATCGGTCAGCCTCAACAACCTGGCCGACATCAAGCGGACAGCCAAGTTCCGGGTGACCGATGACGGGTCTATCAACTTCCTCTCGGACCGGATCAAGCCGTGGGTCCGGCTGGCCATGCCTGCCTCTGCCCTGGACTACACCGGGGTCCTGGCCCAGACTCCGGGCCTCCTCCTCCGCTGGAAGCTGGACGAGGTGACCGGCTCCACGGCCGTGGACGCGAGTGGCGTGCCTCTCCGCAACGGCACGATCCCGGCCACCCTGGTCACCAAGGGCCAGGCGGGCCTCCTTGACAGTGGTTCGTCAATGCTGTTCGCCACCGGCAACACGGGCATCACGACCCCGGCCACGTGGCTCAACGGCAAGGATTCCGTGACCCTGGTGGCATGGGTCCGGAATGACGGAGCCCTGGGGGCCAACCGCACGATCACGGCCGGATCGGTCAACCTGTCCTATGCCCACCTCCGGAGCGGCTCCACCGTGCCGTCCACGGTCCGGCTGGACATTGCCACGGACCACGGCGTTGTCATCGCGGAGTGTCTCGGGGGAACCCAGACCACAGCTCTCCAGTGCATCGTGGCCACCTGGACGGCTGGACTCGGGGTCCGGATCTACATCAACGGGGAACTCCAGACGCTCGCGACAACCACCCTTCCCCTGGCCGCCGCTCTCATCAACGGCTCTGCCAACTTCCTGGTAGGTACCGGGTGGATCGGGGGGATTGACGACGTCTCCCTATTCAACGCTCCAGTGTCCGCAGACCAGGCCCGGCGGATCTATCAGGCCGGACTCCGACAGGGTCCCTACGGGCCGTACAACTACGCGGAATGGCCCCAGGGGGTCTTCCTGCTCAGCTCTCCCAACCGGAAGCGGACTCCGGCCGGAACCATCACCCGAGACGTGGACGCCTACGATCAGCTCCAAGTCCTCGTGGACGACAAGGTGTCCGATCGGTACACGGTCACAGCGGGTACGGTCTACACGGAAGCGGTCCGGACGCTCCTCTCCGGAATCCCGCTCAAGTCCATTGCCAACTCCACCCTCACGCTCCCAGTGGCCAAGGACTGGGAGCCGGGTACGTCAAAGCTCGCAATCATCAACGAGCTACTGTCGGCCATCAACTACCGGTCCCTCTCGTTTGACGAGAACGGTACGGCATTGGTCCAGCCGTACACCTCTCCCCAGGATCGTCCGGCCGAATACGTCTACGTGGACGATTCCACTTCCGTGATCGTGCCGGACGTGGAGCAGACCTTGGACGTGTTCTCCATCCCCAACAAGTGGGTCCTGGTGGTCAGTGATCCCGACCGGGCCGCCATCACGGGGACGTACACGAATGCGGACCCCACCTCCCTCACGTCCACAGTTTCCCGGGGCCGGACCATCGTGGACTTCCGCACGGAGCAGGACGCGGCCGACCAGACAACCCTGGACGCTCAGGCCAAGAGGCTGGCATTCGAGGCCAGTCAGGTTTACGAGGAGGTTCCTTTCTCCACGGCCATCATGCCGATCCATTCCGGGGATGACGTCTACACGATCACATTCTCCGGTCTGGCCATCTCGGCCAAGTACAGCGCGCACACGTGGGACATGACCCTGGAGGCCGGAACCATGATGAAGCACACGGCGCGACGGGTGGTCCAGGTCTGATGATGGAAGCGCGCGCATTCTTGGAGTCCGTGGCCGGATTCACCCGAGACAGCACGGCCGGAGAGTCTTCCAATGCCCCGGTGAAGATCGGGACCATTGACGTGGCTTACGCGGGTACCGGCCTCCCCAAGGTGAAATTCGACGGAGAGTCCACCACCTCGGTCAAGCCGTACCCATTTCTCAACTCGTACAAGCCGGTGGCCACTGACCGCGTGGTCCTGATGCCGGTGGGGAATACGTACGTCATCGTGGGCAAGATAGACGACACGGTAAACAACCTCGTGTCTCGGGTAGCGGCCTTGGAGGCGGACACCAAGGGCCGCTTCCTGGTCCTCAACAAGTCCCAGGTGGCCTCCGCCATCGTGGCCTCTGGTACGGTGGGAGCAGACACCCAGGTCGGCCAGGGGACGTTCACAGCCGTTTCCGGCCGGACGTACCGCCTCCGGTACAAGTGCCGTCCCCTGGTCTCCCTGGCCGGGACAACCGTGGACACCCAGATCCGGGACGGGAACGCGAGCACGCCAACGACCGGGTCGGCCATCATTGCCAACGCTTCCATTCACCTCCCCGTGGCCGCTGGTGGCGGTTCCTCGGACCTCCTGGTGGAAGAGACGATGCGTTGTGGAGCTGGGCTGGACCTGGCCGCCGGAGTCCACAACCTCCTGGCAACCTACCAGCGAACGGCCGGGGCAGCGTCAACCACCCAGGCGTCCAACGCATCGAACCAGTTCCGGGAGTTGTCGGTCCTGGACATGGGTCCCACGTAAGCCGCTTGACACGTGGCCGTCAACGAGTAGAGTCCTACCCATGGACGCCACCGAGGTCACCACGACAACCGCCCGCCACTCGATCAAGATCGTGGAAGAGTCCCTGTACGTGGTCTGTGAGCAGGGTGGCGGGCCGCTCGGTCCGGTCTACCCGAACGGGGTCCGCCGGTGCCGCGTCTGCCGGACTCGGGTGGTCCTCCAGACCGAGGACAGCGACAATGCCCAGTTCGGGTCCCAGTTCTGAGCCGCTGACAGGCCAACGGCCCGGTCCCCTCACAAGGGGCCGGGCCGTTTGACGTGCCACTGTCAACGAGCCGTCCAGCTCCGGCCGGACGTGTTCTTGCCGTGCCAGTTCCAGATCCACGTACGAGCGGGCACATGGACCACCTTGGCCCCGTAAGCGACACAACCCACCGTGAACTGGTAGTCCTCCCCGTACCTCAGCCCGCCGACCGTGGCCCCGATGGGAGGCTCACAGAACCCCACCGACTTGGCCAGGTCCGTCCGAACCAAGGTCGTGATGGTGGTCTGGGTCGGGTTGGCCGGATCGAACGGCTTCCCGAAATGGCCCAGGGGGTCCGGGTGGTCCTCGTCCAGGAACCACGAGTAGACGTAGTCGGCCCCAGACCTCAGAGCCTCCCCCATCAGGGTCTCCAGGTGATTGGGTAGGAACTGGTCGTCATCATCCAGGAACGCCACCCACGGGGTCCTCACGGCCTGGAGAGCCTCGTTCCGGGTCCAGGCCGCCCCGTTGCCCCAGAGGTCCGAGACGATGGACAGGGCCGAGGCCGGGTAGGTCTGCCCGAGGACAGACCCCACGGCCCGCTTGAGGAGGCCCCGACGCGGGGGGATGGTGGGCAGCGCCACCGTAACCTCCGGCGGAGTCGCCAGTCCTTCCCAGAGGCTCACAGCCGACCCGCCGTCCGCTCCGCCTTGATCCACGCGGCGGCCTCCTTGACGTCGTGGAAGCGCTCCGAAGTGACCGGCTTCCGGGCCTCGTTGTCCTCACAGACCCGCCACGGCGGAACTGTGCTCCGGATGCTGGCCGAGGTGGACTCCATCCGGATAACCACGTCAGTCACGGTTTTCTCCCATCAGGTGGCCCTCAGAGTCGATGGTGTGGCCGTCCGTGCACTTGGTCCAGCCGCACCCGTACCCGGTGCCCACGGTCGGACAGTGCGAGTTGACCGGCTTCCCGCACGGGATCTCATCCTGGAGGATGACCGGGCAGAGAACCTCCACGGGCGCGCTCACCAGACCCTCGCCACGTAGACGCCGATTTCCTGGCCCTGGTAGTGGTCCGTGATGCCCGGGAATGTGTCCATGACCTCCTCGTGGGTCCAGTCGTCCTTCACGTGCTCCTCGTACGGGTTGCCGCCGTGCTCCGCGTGCTGGGGGTAGTGCACGATCGGGAGGGACAGGATGACCAGTTCGTCCGCCACCCGGTTCACGGCGGACCACAGCTCCAGGGCCTCCGCCTTGGTCATGTGCTCCAGGATGTCCCCCAGGATAACGGCCCCGTACTTGACCCTCTGCTCCGCCAGGAACGGGAGGTAGACCCGCGCGTCGGCCAGGGTGACCGCGTTGTACGCGCTCTGGAGCTTGAACTGAGCGACGTACGGTGCCCAGACCTCCACCGCGTGGAGGGACTCCGTCTCGTGGAACCATGGCCGCTGAGTGATGATCCGCGACCAGATCCCGGCCCCGGCCCCTACGTCCAGGATGGACCGAGGCTTGGTCTTGTCGAGGTGGCTCAGCGCGAACCCCTTACCCTCTTGGCTACTGAATGGCATCTAGGGCCTCCTTGTAGGTTCGTTCCCATACCGTCCACTGGGACTCTATCGTATTGGCCCTGGCCTGTCTACGGGCAAGTTCCCCCATCTTGGCCCGCTCTCCGGGGTTGTCGAACAACCGCCGGAGGTACGTCCCCCACTCGTGAGACTGCCGGACCAGGAGGCCAGTGACCCCGTGGACCACGTACGAGGAGTAGGGGCCGACACTGGACGCTACCACGGGTATCCCCATCGCTCCGTACTCCAGGGCCTTGAGGGGACTCTTGGAGAGGTTGAACGAGTGGTCCGCCAGAGGGGCCAGTCCCACGGTAAAGTCCACAGTCTGGTAGTAGTTCTCCACTCCCTTGGTCCAGGGGGTGAAGCGCTCCTGACCGGGCCGCCGCTTCCCCGGTAGGTAGTCGGCCCCGATGCTGTGCCACTGGACGTCCGGGTTCCGCCGGAGGAACCTGGCCACCTGGGACCCTGCCTCCATGAAGTCCGGCCGGTGGGTGGCCGACCCGGCCCAGCCCAGGACGTCCCCACGGCGGCCCGTACGCGGCTCCAGGAGGCTCTCCGGGATGGCGTTGGGTACCACGGCCACCGGAGGCCCGGACGGCACCCAGGACCGGACCACGTTGGCCAGGTGGGGGGTTGTCACGGTCACGAGGTCAGAGACCGCGATGGCCGAGAGGATGTCCGCCCGGCGGCCCGGGTCCTGGAAGTACGGGAAGGCCAGGTCATTGGACGGATGGATCCCCAACAGATCGTCATCAATCTCATAGACCATCAGAGGCCGGGCAGACGTGGGCAGCGCTGCCAGAGCCCGCCACCAGGAGGCCGGACCGGGGTTGCACACACGCTGCCCAACGATCACGTCGGCGGTCTTCTCGTACCCGGTCCGGCTGATTGACACTTGCGTGTCATGCCCGTGGCGGCCCAGCTCACGGAGCGGCAACCCCATCCGGTAGTACCCGCACCCCTGGTCATCGGCCGCCCACCCGAATACCCTCATACTCCGTCTCCCAACTTCTCGTCCGAGATGCGGACCTCGGGGCCTTCCTTGGTGCTGACCTCCAGCTCCACGTCTTCACGACGTCGGACCACCCAGGACCGGTCCCATTCCTGGGTAACCGTGATGACGTCGTCCGAGTCCGCCTCTGCCAGTTCCCACGGGGAAATGGTCAGCATGTTGGAATGCCGCTTGAGGAGAATGGAGAGGACGAACTGGTAATTACGGAGTTCCTCCTCCTGTGCGGCAAGCTCCACGCACAGTTGATTGAGAATCTTCTCCGTTGTGATTCTCATACCTGATTTCCGATCCCCGGGCACATATACCGGAATGAAGGCCACGGCCACCTGTGCGCCCGGTGGCGCTTGTGGTTGTGGCAATAGGACAGGTCCACGGCCTAGTCCTCCGTGATGAGCGACACGTGGTCGTTGACCTTGCCCCGGAGGCTCTCCAGGGTCTTGGCCCGGATCACCACGTTGGCCACCTCGGTGGTCTCCCTCTTCTCCGGCATCGGGCCAGAGGGGTCTCCGTACCGGACCGCACCGTTCCGGGTCTCCTGGGTCTTGGTGACCCGGTGGACCTGGACAACGGCGGTGTAGTGGGTCTCGTCCATTGTCGCTCCCTGTAGACTCGGGTTGGCCATCGCGGCCGCACCTCGTGATGAGGACTCTAGTAGGTTCCTAGTGACTCGTCAAGGGGGAGCGGTGGAAGAGTGGCTGACTAGCCTGCCGGTGGGGGGTTTCTCGGCCGGGGCCATTCTCGCCGTGGTGGTCCTGATGCTGTTCCGAGGACAGCTAGTAACCAAGAGGGAACACGAGGAAACGCGCGCGGACCGTGACACGTGGCGTGCTGCCTGGGACACTTCGGAAGAGGCCCGCCGGACACAAGCGGCGCAACTCGGGGAACTCCTCGAATTGGCGCAGACCACGGACAAGGTGATTCGGGCACTGCCCCGGATGCCGGAAGGCGACAAGCCATGAGGCTCCGCCGAAACAAGGAAGAGGACCACGACGTGACCATTTCCGCTGCCGAGGCCCGCGCACAGTCGGAGGCGGCCCTGGCAGCGGCAAAGGAGAAGTGGCCCGCCGTCAAGCAAGTAACCGCCTCACTCCGGGGAGCGCGCCAAGAGAACAACTTCTCCCGGCGGATTCTCGCCTCATTCAAGGAGCGACCATAAATGCCCGTGCTCCAACTGGTCGGCAATATCGTTCTCATTGCCGCGACCATTCCCGCTGTCCTGTTCGTCATCCTCTACGCGCGCGCCCGGTGGGAGTCATCCCAGATCGGCCGCCAGACCATGGCGCTATCCGTGGTAATCGCCTCTGTACTGGTCCTGTCCATTCTCCGTATCGCCATCCACGACACCCCGGTATTTCTCGCGTTGCGCCTGTTCGCATTCGCGATGATCGTCCCCACCCTGTGGTGGCGTCTGTACCTCCTGTTGGTTTCCCAACGACAAGGGGTACACTGGGGGACGGACACCGATCAGCCCGAACAAGGAGGACGAGTGACCGAGCCCACCAGCAACGAGACCACCTCCCCGCTCCACGACCTGGAGCCGGTGGAGACCGACGAGACCACCCTGCCGCCCACGGGTGAGCCGCCGGAGGACTGGGACCAGGAGGTCCACGCGGACGAGTTCGCGGCCGACCCGGCGGTTTCCGAGTACGAGGACAAGGAGGTCTGAGCCATGGGTTACGCGCCCATCAACGGCTTCTCGGCCGTGGATTACGGGGATCCCGCTCTGGCCACCTACACGGTTCCGGGCACCTCGGTCCGGGTCTCCCTCCGCAAGGAGACCGCTCCTCTCTTCCTGGCCCTGATGTCGGCCTGGAACAAGGAGGTGGAGACCCTGGACCCCAAGTCCGTCTGGGGCCACGCCTACCGGGCCGTCCGGGGGTCCACCTCCACCTCGTTCCACGCGTGCGGCATCGCGGTGGACCTCAACGCCAACCAGCACCCGCTGGGGAAGCACCCGACGTTCACGGCCACGGAACTGGCACACGCCCGAACCGTGCTCGCGCGGTTCAAGTACGCGGGCCAGTTCCTCTTCCGCTGGGGGTACGACTACTCCGGCCGGAAGGACGACATGCACGTGGAGCTGATCGTCTCGCGGGCAACGGCCCTGGCGGCCGTCAAGGCCCTCCAGGCGGTCCCCAAGCCGCCCGTGGCCAAGCCGTTCCCGCTCAAGCCGGGGCAGTTCTTCGGCATCGGCGGAACCGGCACGGTGGCCCAGATCAAGGCCATTCAGGCGGCCATGAACAAGCTGGGGAACCACCTCGTCGTGGACGGGGACTTCGGTCCGGCCACGGCCGCGATCGTCAAGAGGTTCCAGACCAACCGCCGGTTGGTCGCGGACGGCAAGGTCGGCCCCAAGACCTGGGCCTTGATCCGGTTCTGACCGGGCAGCACAGGAAGGCCCGTCCGGGCCTCCTGAGAAGCAACAGACACGAGGAGAGCACAATGGTGGAGGACACCCCCGGGACGGCGGCCAACCCGCTCCCGGCCACGACCACGGTCGTGGAGCCCAAGGTCAAGGCCCAGGCCATCGTCCAGTACATCGTGGGGGCCATCCTCGTGGCCGTCGCGTCGGCGGTCACGGACGGGAACCTCCTGGGTGAGCTGCCGGACGCGGTCACAGCCCTCCTGGCCCCGGTGCTGCCGGTCCTGGTCGGGTTCGCGGCGGCCTACCGGGCGCGTCACCAGTTCCGGACGCCGGACAGCTTCCTGGACCGGTAGCCCGTGGGCAGCGGCCCCGGTCCCCTCACGGGGGCCGGGGCCGTTTGACGTCTACACGTCATCGTGAAGGACTCCGCCGATCGGGCACCAAGGACGGCACGGCCGTCCGGCCGGGGTCTTGCAGGTCTCTTCCGGGCACTGGGTCTGGGTCTCGGTCTCTGTGCTCATACCTAGAACCTAGTGGCTTGACGCTTACTTGTCAACGGCCATCTTGAGGCACTTGGGGCAGTTGGCCGGGCGGTCCGTGGGCATGACCCCGTGGGAGTAGGCACCCTTACACATCGGCTTGCTGTAGCCCATGCCGTCCAGTTCCACCGAGAGGTGGACCCGCTTACTTCCGAGGACGGCCGCTGTGTGGGTCTCAGTGTTTGTGCTCATAGACAGGACAGTAGTCCATTGACACGAGGTTGTCAAACACGCAGACCACCGGGTACCCGGCCTCCGGGGGATGCAGCCAAGCGGCCACGATCACTAGGACCGTGGCCGCTCCGGCGGCAAGTTCCCTCAGGATGCCGTCTCCTCCTCGAACAGGGACCCACACAGCTCACAGGCAATTCCGCCCATGGCCAGAACGTTCCGGCTGATACGGATCCGACGCGGGCCGGGAACCTCCTTGATGCCCTTAACCGTGGTGGCGCACTGGCACACAGCCGCCACGGTGGAGGACTCCTTGGCCTCCCCCTCTTCTCCCTCTTCCCCGAGGCCCATCAGCTCACGGTCCGAGAGGCGGTAGAAGTCCTCCAGGGCCGCCTCCAGCCGCTCCAGTTCCTTCTTGTACTTCTTGCACAGCTCCTCGGTCGCTTCGCACCCGGAGGTGAGCCAGCCGGACTTCTCGTCCTTCCGGACCTCCAGGCCGAACTCCTCCGCCGTCGCCTTGAACTTGGCGTTGTGGTAGCGACCCTGGCGGCTCGTGTCGTTGTCCTTGGGGCCGGTCCGCCGCGTGTCGTTGGCCCCGTGGGCGGCCTCGTGGACGACCGTGACCAGGGTGGCCTTGGCTCCACGCTTGAGGGACTCACCCGACAGGAACAGCTCAGAGAGGCGGGCTCCGCCGTGGTTCCACCGGGCGGAGGAGTAGTGGCCGTTGGCGTCCTCCTTGCCAGCCGCGATGGTCACGACCACCGGGGGGACGTCCGGGTGGATCTTGGCGATACGGTCCCACAGCCGCTCAACCGCGACAGTGAGGTTGGACATGATTCGCGCTTCCGGTGAGGTCATGTGAATACCTTAACCCCGTTGACGACGTCGTGTCAAGCGCTCGTCCACGTACTCGTCAGGAACTTTCGAGTCCTGGAGGTAGCGCTTGAATGTGATACGCTTGGGTCCCGTGTCGTCTCTCGCGGCCCATCCTCCCCCGGACACCGATTCGGCCGCCTGGTCCTCGGCCGCCCGCGCGTGCCGGTAGCCCATGACCAGGCTTCGGTGGCCACAGGCGGCCCTACAGCGGCCCATGCCGCGTGCGCACGGCATTAGAACGGGCTCCCGGCTTGAGCCTGGGAGACGCCAGCCTGGCCCCGGCGGAGTGGCACTGACGAGAACGGGTCGGCGGGCCGGTCCAGCGGCCGATCCTCCGGGGGGAGGAACGCCATCCACTTCTCCAACTCGGCCTTCCACTTCTCGATCCCCTCGGCCGGGGGACTCATCAGGTAAGCGACGGCCCGGAGCAGAATGGGCAAGGAGTCGTGAGCGGCCCCCAGGAGTTCATGGTTGCACTTGGAGCAGAGACCCCCACGGAATGCTCCGGTCTTGTGGTTGTGGTCCCGCGCAAGCCGGACCGTGATGGGACGCGCCCGACAGATGCCGCACCGGTTGTCCTGGCCGACCACCACGACGTCTTGGTACTGACCGGGGGCCAGGCCGTACCCGTCCCGACTCGTGGCCTCGTGGGCAGCGCGAGAGGCACAGGCCCGGCACCGTGAGCCGGAGGTGTAGAACATGGGGACCATGGACTGACACCCGGAACACCAGCGGTGGCCGTCCGGCCACTCAGCCTCCGGCACACGGGGCCGGAACGCGTACCCGGGGGTCTTCTCCGCGTGCGCCAGCCTGGCCGCCGCAAACTGGCCCTGGACGCTGGCAGGCTGGCGCTTGAGCCAATGCCACAGACACCACTTGGTGGAGCGCTTGGACTTGGGGAATTGACAGGGAGGTGTCACTACCTCCTTGCACAGGGTCGGGGCCTTGACCATCGGGAATCCTCTCCGTGGGTAGCGGAACGGCCCCCGCTCCCTTGTGGGGAACGGGGGCCGGTGGCGGAGGCTGGGGGCTCCCTCTCTGGCCAGGGATGCTTACGTTGCCCGGTCCGCCGGTTCCTGAGCTACTTCCGCAGCATCAGGAACAGAACGATGGCGAGTGTGATCACGACCGCGATGACGCCGTGGCCGTCAATCCACGCGAACAGATCCTCCATGGTGCCCTACTCCCCATCTCGGGTAGCTGTGAGCCGGGTTCGGCTCAGTCGGTCGGGAGGATGGCCGGGTTGCCGTCCTCGTCCAGCTCCGTCTCCTCGGTCGGGGCCTCGTCCTCGGCCGGGGCCTCCCCGTCCACCGGCATGGACTTGAGCCAGTCGCGGTGCGCCACGGCCGCCTTGAGCGCGGTCTCCGCCTCGGCCGCCTTGGTCTTGAGGGTCTCCGCCTCGGTCACCTTGGCCACGGCCTTGTCCCGGGCCTTGGTCTTGGACTCCACGGTGGCCTCGGCCGCCCGGAGCCGACGGGCCTTGTTCTCCGCCGGGGTGTACTTGCGCTCGGTGCTGGGCATGACGTGTCCTCCTGGACTGTGGGTTCTTGCGGGTTGTGGTGAGACTAGCAGGACGGAGGCGGGAATTCCACCGGTCTACCCCTTCCGGGGCATGGCTTCTCTTCCCGCCTCCGCCGGTCCTGCTAGCTGTCGAACGGGTCCTTGGTGGCCAGGTAGGCCCGCGCCACGGCCTTGTCCTTGTCGGTGGCCCCGGTCAGGATGAACGCGGGGTTGCCCTTGTCGGTCGGCTCCGTGTCCATGCGGCCCAGGATCATCCCGTTGGGGACGCTGGACTTGAGCGCGCCGATCAGGCGGCCCTGCATGAACGAGAACTGGGTCTCCTCGGACTCGGCCGGGTTGGTCTCGTTGAGGATCACCATCTCCCCGTCCACGGAATCGGCCGCCGCGTTGAACTTGGTCTTGATCCCCTCCCGGTACTTCTTGGGGGAGCAGAGGAGGAGCTTGCCGATCAGGTCGGCGGGCTTGGGGCCGTATCCGGACTGGGGGTCCTTGAACGGGTCGGGCTGGGTCATGTCTTGCCTTTCCGATGCGGTTGCGGTTGCTGTGTGCGGATTGAGCCTAGTGGCTTCCGGGGAGGAAGTCAACTACCTCAGTTGTCGAACTTCTCGAACTCCCGGAGGACGTAGGCGGCCGTCTTGGCCGTCCCCTCCAGGAACTTGAGCTGGAGCCGGTCCCCGTAACTCGCCTTGGCGTTCCGGCGGATGCGCTCCATCCGGGTGGCCGCGTCGCGTCCGGCGGTCTCCAGGTCCTCCAGGAGCTTGTCCAGGGCCTCGGCCGGGAGGCTGACCATCTCGGTGTCCAGCGTGACCACCTGGCCCTCCACGGGCACCGGCACGCGGGCCTCCAGCTCCTTGACCCGCTCCAGGAGAGCGGCCTCCCGGGCCTCGAACCCCTCCGCCAGTTCCTTGGCCTCGTCCAACTGCGCCCGGAGACCCTTGGTCACGTCGGCGGACGTCGGCTCACCCATGGGCACGGCCTCGGCCCAGAACTTGGTATTGGGGGTGATCGTGAACCCGGTGGGCGCGTCGCGCTCCGTGTTCCAGATGACGGTATCTCCACCGTTCACCTTGACCACCTTGGCCTTGTGGGCCTTGAGGACGGGTCCGGCCGTCGCAGTGCCAGCGAACATGAACTGGTCCGGCTTGCCGTGTCCGGCGTACGTCTTGCGCTCCATCATGTCTTACTCCCCATCTCGGGTTGGCTTGATGACATGAACCTAGTGGCGGCCTAGTGGCTTGTCAAGTCCGAACTCCAGAAACTTTCCGCTTGACATCGTCGCGTCAACGGGTAGAGTTCCTCCCATGACCACCGAGACGATCAACCGATACGGCAAGCTGACCGGCCACGAGGACACGGCCCGGGGCCGCATTGCCTACGTGACGGACCCCAGCAACGAGGAGACCACCCGGATTTGGTGCGAGCGGGAGTCGGACGGGACCTGGACCGTTGCGTCCAATACGGTCAACTTCCGGGGTGCCGTGGTCTCCGCCCGCCACACTCACACGCGGATGTCCACGGAGGAGGCCCGCGAGATGGCCCGCCGGTACTGGCAGGGTGCCAACTCCGGGTTCTGACGGAAGCGGCCCCCGGGGATGTCCCCGGGGGCCGCTCCTTGTCCTAGCGCGGACGGCGGAACCTTGCCCGGCCCCAGTACCGTCCCTCCGTGTACGGCGGCTCCAGCGGCCTACCGTCCCCGTTGCGCTGCCTGGGGAGCCTCTGGCCCCAGGGGATGTCCCCACGGACCTCTGCGTCCCGGATGTCGTCCAGGACCCGCCTACGCGGGTTGACCCTCCAGCGGAACACCCTGACCACTAGTCTCTCCCCCACGGACGGAACACACGGCGGATGCCGCGTTTCTGGGCCTTGGACATGCCGTCGCTCTCGTGGAGCGGGACCCGTCCCTGATGTGACGTGCCGTACCGGTTCTCGGCCTCCCGGATTGCGTCCAGGGGAGTGGTGAACCGATTCTTGCGGACCCGCCGTTCGTGTAGCGGAACCTCGGTTCCCTCCACAATCACCTTACGCGGCTTCCGAATTGGTGGTCTTGCCATCTCGGCTCCTATTCGTACGGGGAGAAGACGTCCTGTTTCCTCCGCCACGATCGTACCACGTTCGCCAGTTCCGCGCCGATCCTCCCCGTTTCCAGGTTCACGTAATGCAGGGCCGATCCACCCAGCTCCTTGGACTTACTGGCCCGCTTCCCGAAATATGCCTCCTCGTTCTCCGCCTGGGGAATGTGGATGCACACGGCCTGGTCCTTGTCCACGTCGTCCGCCGGGCCACGCTCGAACGTCTCCGGGTCGTACGTGACCCCTTCCGCGTAACTCACCAGTTGGATGGACACTTTCTGGGGGGACGAGTCGATACGCCCGAACTTGAGGTCCGCGATCTTGCAGACTCCGTCCTTGGGGTCGTACCCGCGTCGGTCGGCAGTACCGGCCACCTTGTACCGGTCCCAGACCCGGAACTCCTCGTGAGCCACCCAGGTCCACCCGGCGGTCAGTTCCAGGTACTTCTCCACGTCTGCCCGGTAAGGCTGGGGGACGATGGCCATGTCCAACGTTCCCGCGTCGGCCTGGTCGCAGAGGAGATGGAGAGCGGTTCCGGTGGTCGCGCGGGTAGGGCCATCGCTCGTTGACATCGCCTCGTCAACGATGGACATCAGGCGTCCCCAGTCATCCTTATGGGCCAGGGCCGAGAGGATGAGGTCCGGCCGGACGGCCAACGCCACCATGAGCTGATGCTTTTCCCACTGATTGAGGACCCACCCGTCCTCCGCCGCTCCAGCGAACGTAGTTGCCCGCGTGTACGGGATGAGCTTGTCCCCCGGCTTTCCGCCCGGCGGAAGGACAAGGGGCCGTCCCCACCGGGGATCACGGGGGACTACCGGCTTGGCGCTCTCGAATGGGTCTGTCATATCGGAACCTCCACGAGTTTCCAGTTTGGGCATTCGATGTGATGGTCTGTGCCCGTACACCCACACGGTAGCTCTAGGGTCTGACAGTTCCGGGGGTCCGGCCGGTTCTCCCAGTAGAGAGTTACCGCCCGGTCCAGGAGACTGGCCATCACCACGATGTTGGACGAGTGGCGGCCGATCACCCGTCCCCGGCCCAGGGGTTGCCGCCGGTACGTCCACTGCTCTCCCGGTGGGGTCAACCGCTGCATGGTGGTCTGAATCACGACTTGTCCATTCGCTTGGCCACGAGAACACCCACCGTGATGATTGCGCACAGGAGGATGAACGTCAGGTTGTTTCCGATTTCGAGCACGTGCCTTACTCCTTGGTCTTGTCGTGGTGAACGTGCGGGACGTACCGGGGAGTGTCCTTCATCTCGTGGCCGTGCGCGTGTAGGGCCAGGAGACCGAACTCCCCGTCTACGGTCTTGACGTCGTACTCATACTCCCCATGCATGAACCGGAGATGCATCCTCAGATCCTCCTCGTTCCACCACTGGGTAGGGAGAACGTGGACGTACGCGCCCGGATTGCCGATGGCCTCCCTCTCGGCCCCCAGGATCGTCCCCAGGACCGCCTCCGCCTCAGCCACCCTCTTGTCCAGGACCGCCTGGGTTCGTACGTCCAGGACCACCTCAGCGTCCCCGGTGGGCAGCGGACGAGTAACCGGCGGGCGGCCGTCCCGCTCCACCGTGATAGAGGTCAGATCGTGGGCCTTCACGGTCCACGGGTAGCCATCCTTCATCACCACCCGGAACCCTGCCTGGAGTACGTTCCAGGGGAGTTGACACGTCTTTGTCATCTAGCACTCCCCGGCATGGATCGTGAAGCACTGCCCGCACACGTTCGTCGGCTTGCGTCCGAACTCGTCCAAGTGCTTCTCCAGAATCGTCTCCGTGTGGGTGCCCGGTTCCGTGTCGCTGTCCGGGTCCTTGTTCGTACACCGCTTGTTGTGCCGGACCTTGTGAGCGTCGTTGTATCGGACGTCCGTCCCCTCGGGGAACCAGTCCTTGCAGTTGTCACACCATCCGGCCCACCGGGCGATAAAGGACACGGGTCACTCCCCACAGAGGTGGAGCACGGTGGCCGAGTAAATCAGGGTGGCCGTCTCGGCATTGACCCCGAACCGGGTTGCCGTGTTCCCGATCCGCTGAGCCTCGGTCTGTCCCTCGGTGTACTCCGGGCACGCGTTCATCGCCCGGCGGGCCACCTTGTGAGCGTCTCCCCCAGTTGCCAGGGAAACGCCGTAGACCTTGAGTTGTGCGTAGAAGTCGTCCTGTCCGGGTAGCGGCGTGTCCGTGGTGGCCGGGGCCTGGACTCCGGAGGCCGGAGCCGCCGGAAGTGTCTGGCCGCCGGGAAGGCCGCCACATGCCGTGACCAGGCCCAGGAAGAACAGTCCGGCCGGGATGATGGTGCTTGGCCGGTAGGACCGGCGGTTCCTGTGGCGGGCCATCGGATGGCCTCCCTTCTCTGTTGGCCGGGACTATGCCAGCCGGACCGAGGGGTTGTCAACAGGGACCTACTAGGTTATTGTTGGGGGTGTCGAAAGGAGGTGGCCATGGCGGTCACTGCGCAGTTCACGGAGCAGGTGGTGGCCATGGTCACGGCCGACACCCGGAAGTACCTGGACGACCAGGCCGAGGCCCTGGGGGTCTCCATGGCGGAGGTTGTCCGGGACATGCTCAACGAGTCCCGCGCGATGCGGGAGAAGGGCAAGGACGATGCGTAATCCGTTCCGCCGGAGGGACCGGTTCGGCCCGGTCGATGGTTCCTCGTTCTACGGCCGACACGCTGCCAACCCGGCAACAGAGGGAACCGCGCCACGTCGGTCCCGGTTCCAGGCCGGAGAGCACCGGACCCCCGAGTACAACACCCGTGACCGGCTCCGGGGGATGTCGGAGCCGGAGCCCAAGGTCCGGGCACCCAGGCCGATCCGCCGCGTTCCGTCCGGCAAGTTCCGGCAGTTCTCGGACGGAGCCCGCCAGGGCCGAGAGCAACCGCGCAATGACATGCGGCTGTCAATGCGACGTCGTCAGCGCGGAGACTACCCCCAGAACCCGAGTGACTCCTGATGTGGGGTCGGTGCGGATTCTGCCGGTCCAAAACCCACAAGCGGGCGGACTGCCCGCTGGAGCGGTCCATGGGCAACATGGACGCGGCTGAGGAGGAGGAGCGATACCGCCGGGTTTACAACGCGGCCGACCGTTCCCGCGCCCGTGCGCAGCGTCGGCGGAACTGGGGGTTTCGGAGGTGAGCCGGTGGAGTCGCTGTGAGTTCTGCGACAGACGCGGCCACACCATCGACAACTGTCCTCAGTACCGGGGGATCATGGACTCTCCCCGTACGGAGGAGGACAACAAGAGGGATGCCCGGATCTGGGAGAACCTCAAGAACAACCCCACGTTCCAGGAGGAGACCAACCGGAGGCGGGCGGCCCGCTGGGCCGGGAACGACCCGGACAAGCCTGCCCGGGTCCCGAGATGGAAGAGGCGGAGGGACGGCCGGTGAGGAGCTGGGACAACCGGAAGGGACGGACCCCCGTGACGGTTCCGTTCGGACAGCGGCACAGGGGCCGTCCCTCGGTCCGGTTCGGGCATCAGTCCGTTGTCGGCCGCCGGAGGTTCCTGTTCTTCGGTGCCCGGCAGTTCAACGGGACACATGCCCAGATGACCGGGGAGGACAACAAGTGGGCACGGCCCCGGCGGGAGTTCGGCGGACGTAGGTAGGTGGTACAGTGCCGGAGCTGGGCCGCGATGGCCCGGCTCCGGCTTCACGTAGGGAAGGACAGGAATGTCACTGTTGTCTGAGGCTGTGGCCTACGCGAAGAGGGGATGGAGGGTCTTCCCCATCCAGCCGGGAAGCAAGGAGCCCTATCCCGGTTCGGCCGGATTCAAGGACGCATCCTCGGACCCGGAGGTGGTCCGGGACATGTGGGTGGAACACCCGGACGCCAACATCGGTCTGGCCACCGGCCCCGGCTCTGGGGTCTACGTGGTGGACGTGGACGAGGGGTTCCGGGCCGATGGGTCGGCCAAGGTCGGGGAGACGTCCTGGGAGGCCCTGGAGGCTCAGCACGGGGAGGCCCCGGTCACCCTGACCGCGCTCACTCCCAACGGCGGACGGCACCTCTTCTACCAGTACCCGGAGGATGCGGGCTACCTGGGGAACACGGCCGGGAAGCTGGGCAAGGACGTGGACACCCGTGGAGACGGCGGGTACGTCCTCCTGGCCCCGAGTGAGGTGGACGGGAAGGACTACCAATGGTTGGCGGTCCTGGAAGTGGCTCCGCTGCCCACGTGGGTGGTCTCGGGGGTGGTGAAGTCGGGACCGGCGGAGATGGAGGTCCGGGCCACCTGGGAGCGTGATGACACGGAGGTGTCAAAGTACGTTCTGGGGGTAGTGGACAGGGAGGTGGAGGGACTCTCCGCCGCACCGGAAGGGACCCGGAACGACCACCTCAACCGCTCCGCGTTCGCTCTCGGCACCCTGGGGGGTGTCGGTGCCCTGGAGGAGGAATGGGCGCGAGCGGCCCTGATGGAGGCGGCCCAGGCCAACGGGCACCTTTCCTACGCCGATGGCATGGGGACGTTCCTCAAGACCTTTTCCTCCGGCTGGAACTCGGGAATGGCCAAGCCGCGTTCCCCGTGGCCGCCCAAGCCGCGTGATGATGGGCTGGAGTTCGAGGCACCCAAGAAGCACCCGGACCCGTCCGCATGGTTCGACAAGGAGGGACTCCTGGCCTACCAGGCCGCCGCGTACGTGTTCAAGATGGGGCCTCTCGCACAGGACCGGACGGAGGAATTCTGGGCCTACGAACACGGGGTCTGGAAGCACCGTAAGAACGAGGTCAAGAACCGGGTGGTGGCCATCCTCAAGGACAAGTTCCGGAATAGCCACCTCACCAACATCCAGGCCGTAGTCTCGTCTCGGACCCCGGTTATCGGGTTCGAGCCCATCCCGGAGGTTATCAACTGCAAATCCGGCCTCCTGGACTGGCGTACGGGGGAGGTCAGCCCACACGATCCGGCCACGCTCTCCACCGTTCAACTCCCCTGGGAATGGGACCCCGAGGCACAGTGCCCGGCCTTTGACAAGTTTCTGTCAGAGGTCTTCCCGGCGGACATCCTCCCCATGATCTGGGAATTCATCGGATACATGCTCTACTCCGGGAATCCGCTCCAGGTGGCGTTCCTGATGCACGGGAAGGGCTCCAACGGTAAGGGGACGCTTATTCGGGTCCTCAAGTCCCTGTTGGGCCAGGAGAACATTACGGCCGCCAGTCTCAACGCTCTGGCGTCCGACAAGTTCGCGGTGGCGGAACTGGCCGGGAAGATTGCCAACCTGGCCGGAGACATCGACGCGACGTATCAGGAGAGTACGGCCCAGTTCAAGGCCATTACCGGAGAGGATGTGATGTACGCCCAACGGAAGTTCGGGCACCCGTTCACGTTCACCTCCTACGCAGTTCCGGTCTTCTCTGCGAACAAGATCCCCGGGTCTGCCGATACGTCCGAGGGGTACCGCCGTAGGTGGGTCGTTCTTCCGTTCGGGCGTACGTTCACGGGCAAGGAGAAGGACCCGCACCTCTCCGACCGGTTGGCGGCCGAGGCACCCGGAATAGCGGCCCATGCCGTTGCCAGCCTCCGGGACCTGATGAACCGGGGCTATTTCGAGTACGGGGACACGGCCACTCAGGCCCAGGAAATGTTCGCGCGCTCGATAGATGTGGTCCGGGAATGGATCCATGACGCCTGTGATGACGATGCCGGGGCCTGGACTCCGCGTTCGGTCCTGTACCAGTCCTTCCGGGCATGGTGCATGACCAACGGGTCCTCCAAGCCGATGAAGTCCTCCAACTTCTATGAAAGGTTGGACCAGGCCGGATACCGGCCGTCCTCCCGTAGGGACAAGGGACGCGGTTACAACGGCATTTACGTCCGGGAAATGCGGATGCAGGGACGAGACGGATTCATTTCGGCTAGCGAGATGTCCGGAATGGACGCATGATGCAGGCCGGGATGCAGGGATGCAGGTTCTCTATTAATACCCCCGTGTGCACGGGGGAGAGTAGGGCATCTGCATCCCTGCATCCCTCCCCGAGACTCGCACGGGGTACGATCTGGAAAACGTGCATCCGTGCATCCGGGAGGAGTGGACCGTGGGCAGCGTGACTGACACCAAGCGGGTTACAACTCGGGGTCTGCCGATGGTTCGTGACTGGGAGGCCATGACGCGCCACGCGGGCCTGGAAGCGGTCCAGGAGGCCCACCCGGCCCCCAGCGTCCCGGGACGGCCCGCACGGACCGAGGAGATACCTACGGGGGCCTCACGGCTCCTCAAGGCCGTACGGGCACCCTGGTTTGCCGACTGCAACTACGCCCGGGGGACTATGCCCGGGGTCCGTACGGGGGAGGTGGAGTCCATCGTGGTACGGCTCCGGCGGCCCGGTATGCGGGCCTGGGTGGCCTGGGTCCGGCAGACGGGTAGCAAGACCCCCACGTGGAAGTTCTCCACGGCACAGGTGGCGGACAGGGATGGGGTCCGTATCTTGGGATCGGCAGACGTTACCGCGATGGTGAAGGGAGGCGGTTCCGGTGGGTGACATCATTCCGCACCGTAAGACCGCCTGGTCCGGCAACAAGGCGGAGAGGGGGGAACTCCGTAACCTCGTCTGGGACATGCGGCTGGAACACTACACGTTCCGGCAGATTGGAGAGGCCCTCGGAATCTCCCATCAATTCGCGATGGACCTGGAGCGTGAGGCATTCGAGGCCAGGGGGTCCACTAACCGGGATAACCTCGTGGCACAGATGGAGGAGCGGCTTGGGGCCGTATCCCGGAAGTGCCTCAAGGACTGGGTGGAAAAGGGAGACATGAAGGCCCTTGACGCCTACCGGTGGTCTGAGGAGCGACTGGCCAAGCTACGGGGCCTGGACGCGCCCGTGGTCACCAAGTCCGAGGTGACGACCGTAGACCCCATGGACGCGGCCCTGGCCGACGTCATCGCAGAGGCCAAGGCAGCGGAGGAGGTGGCACGTGCCCGGGCAACCGAGTGAGGCTCAGCTTGCCCGGTGGCGGGCCTGTGCCCTGGACCCGTGGCTGTTCGCCCGGGTCTACCTACCCCGGCATGTGGTCATTGATGGGACCATGTCAATGGCAGACCTCCACCGTGAGCTGGTGGACGTGGGCCGGAGCTGGACCACAGGCATGGGTACAGTCCGGCCCGGGGAGGATCGGTCCATATGGGTGGCCCCTCGTGGATGTGGTAAGTCCACGTGGCTGTTCCTCATCCTGCCCATGTGGGCCGCTGCATTCGGGTACACCCGGTTTATTGCCGCCTTTGCTGACAGTGGCCCCCAGGCGGAGAACCACCTCACCACGTTCAAGCATGAGCTGGACACGAACGAACTACTCCGCCACGACTTCCCGAAACTGTGCAATGCCCGGAAGCGGATAACCGGGGTCAATGAGGCGGACCGGCACGGGCTCTACATCAGTGAGTCGGGATTCATCTTCGCTGCCCGGGGAATCGACGCATCCTCTCTGGGCCTCAAGATCGGAGACGCTAGGCCGGACCTCATCATCCTGGACGACATCGAACCGGACGAGGGGTCTTACTCCGCATACCAGATGAAGAAACGGAAGGGGACCGTCCTAGACGCTGTCCTCCCCCTCAACATCTATGCGCGGGTAGTCCTGGTGGGTACGGTCACAATGGCCGGGTCTCTTATCCATCAGGCGGTCAAGGCGCACCGTGGGGAATTCGACACGGAAAACGAGTGGGTTAAGGCCGAGGGGTTCCGGGTCCACCACGTTCCGGCCATTGCCACTCGGGCCGATGGCACGGAGCGGAGTACGTGGCCTGAGAAGTGGTCCATTGAATTCCTCCAGTCCATCCGCTCCACCCGGTCCTACGCCAAGAACTACGCCAATGATCCCATGGGAGCGGATGGTGGATTCTGGACCCCCGAGGACTTCCGGTACGGGCACCTTGAGGCCATCACCCGGACCCTGCTCTCCATTGACCCCAACGTGACCGATCCGTTCCGGGTACAGGGCAAGAAGAACCGATCCGACTACACCGGGTTGGCCGTCATCGGTTATGACCCGACAGTGTCAAAGTGTGAGGTCCACGCGGCCGAGGCCGTGAAGCTGACCGGGGACCCGCTCCGGTCCAAGGTGGTCCAGGTATTGGAGCGCCACCCGGAGATTGGCCTCATTCTGGTGGAGGTCAACCAAGGTGGGGACTTGTGGCTGGACATCCTCCACGATCTGCCAGTGCGGGTGAAGCCGGTACATCAGTCCGAGAAGAAAGAGACCCGGGCCGCCAGAGTCCTGTCCCACTACCAGCGTGGCCGAGTCCTCCACAGTCGGCCTTTCCCGGCCCTGGAGGAGCAGATGGCCGCATTCCCCCTGGCCCCGAACGATGACTTGGTGGACGCCGTGGGTAGCGGCGTGGAGCGGTTCCTGGGCAAGAAGCCGGTCCGCCGGTCCGGGGCCACCACAGTCCCGTACGCCTGATGTCCTGTACCATCGGGGAGCGCGTGCGAGTACGCGGGAGCGTAGCCCGAAAGGGGCTCCCAGGAGCGTGGCATTGCGCTTTCACAGTCGGCCGAGATGGCACCGGAACGAGGCCCAGGAGGCCGGAGTGTCTGATCTGACCGCAGCGATTGCCGAAATCGAGCGGACCCGTCCCCACTACGTGAAGGCCCAGGATTACTTCACGGGTGAGGTAGACGAGAGGTTCGGCAATAGGCGGCTCCGGAATGCGCTCCGGAAGGCCCAGGACTACTTCCGCCTCAACCTGGCCAAGACCCCGGTAAACGCGGTGGCCAACCGGCTGGAGGTTGCAGCGGTCACGGTTCCCGACTCCGAGGCACTGACCGCGATTCTCCAGACGGAAGTCTGGGACGCCAACGAACTCCTGTTTGAGGTGCCCGGACTGGTCCGGAACGCGTGCAAGTTCGGGGACGCGTACCTCCTCGTCTGGGAGAACCCGGAAGGCGACGGAGTGGAGGTGTCGTACAATTCCCCCCTTGAGGGTCGGATGACGTACGACCCCGAGAACAACCGGCGGAAGCTGTACTACACCCACGTGTGGATGGAAGACGACACCCGTTACGCGGATGTCTTCTACCCGGACCGCGTGGAGCAGTGGTACCAGGACAAGGACAAGAAGCCTTCCGACGCTGGAGCCTGGGAGCAGAGGACTACCCTCTTCCGGGACCCGGAGCCGGACGAGATGGCGGCAATGGAGCTGGAGCCGGGAGACCCGGTCCAGCCCATCGGCGTGTGGCCCATCCCCAACCCGTACGGGGAAGTCCCGGCCTTCCACTTCCGGACGGACCGCCCGTGGGGTGTCCCGCTCCACAAGGACGCCTACGGCCCCCAGGACGCCATTACCAAGATCGTGGCCACTCACATGGGCACGGTCGATTTCCAGGGGTTCCCCCAGCGGTACGCGCTGGAGGAAGCGGGAACCGACACGGACGACATGGATGACGAAGACTGGGAAGAGGGAGACAACACCTCTACCACAGCCTCCGGAATCCCGGCCCCCGGCCTCCGCTCCGGTTCTGGTGAGGTGTGGTGGCTCAAGGGGGTAAAGGGTGTCGGCCAGTTCGAGGTGGCCGACCCGGACGTGTTCCTCAAGCCCGCCGACTTCTACATGCGCATGATGGCGCAGACCACGAATACGCCACTTCACATGTTCGATCCCGGTGGGGATCAGCCTTCCGGGGAGTCGCGACGTGCGGCCGAGGTGGACTTGGTGAAACTGGTCAAGAACCTGGCACAGTCGTTCGGGTCGGCCCTGTCCGCCTCTCTCGCATTCGCGCTCAAGATCCTGGGCCACGGGGACGTCAAGGTGGACGTCCGGTGGCACAACGCGGATTCCGTGGACGACAAGGACTCGTGGGACACGGCAGAGGTGAAGATCCGGGCCGGGGTCCCGGTCAAGGTGGTCCTGATGGAACAGGGCTACACGGAGGCTCAGGCCGACTCGTGGACCACCACGAACGATGACCAGGACTTGACCCGCAAGGTGGAACTCCTCGACAAGATCGGGGATGCGGTCCAGAAATTGGGGGCCGGGGTCGGGTTCGGTGTCGTGACCGTGGAGCAGGTGGCCGCCATCATCGGCGGGATTCTGGACGCTGGGACGGAGGACTGATGGCCGGGAGCCGGGAGCACGGGCGGTACGGCCACACGTCCGGTCTGGACATTGACAGACTGATGTCAGAGTTCCGGGCCAACCTCCCCCCGGCCCAGGAGGCGGAGGCCGTGGGGAGCGATCCCGAGGCCAAGCCGGACCGGCGAAGGTGGAAGTCCCGAGAGGGGACCGCCCGGAGGATCACCCGTGCCCGCGCTGATTGACCAGCACGCGGACGAACTCCTCACCCTGGAGGACAGGTCCGCCGTCCGGGTGTCGGCCGCCTCACGGAGGGATCTGACGGCCGTGGGCCGCCTCCTCCTCACCGAGTGGGCCAAGCTGCCACAGCCGCCCACGGAGGCGGCCCTGGCCCAGCTCCGGGCAACACTGGCCGGACGGTTGGCGGCCCTGAGGCTGGGAGCCCTGGTCCCGACCTTTGACAGCATCGTGTCAGCGTCTCTCCAGCTTGGGGTGGACCAGGCTCTGTCCGAAATGGACAGTCCAAAGGGGACAGTCAAGAAGCCCAAGCCGGACCCGCTCACCCGGAAGGCCGTCAAGGACGCGGGCAAGGTGGCACGGTCCAGGATCGGGGCCGCTGCCCACGAGGTACGTTCCGCGCGGACTCTGGGGGAGTTCACCCGAGCAATGGCCAAGGCCAACGCGGCGGCCTCTGGACTGGAGCGTACGGCCCGTTGGATCGTCAACCGGGCCGCCAACACGGGAGCGTCCCACGTTGCCGCTGAGATGGGCGCAGACCTCCTCTGGGTCGCGGAGCGGGACGCATGTGTCCACTGCCTGGCCTACTCGGGAAAAGTGGCCCCCAAGGGGAAAGCGTTCCCAGGTGGGCTCACGTTCGGGGAAAAGCCACTGTCCACTGAGGACTTGCCCCATCCGCCGCTCCATCCCAACTGCCGGTGTCGGATCACCCCCTGGACCGGATCGTCCGATGGCGTAGGAAGTGTGGAACTTCCGGAGGCTCTGGAGCGTGAGGCTCGCCGTTCCATTCTCCGGGGAGATGCCCTGGACTCCGAACCCCAGGGGGTACGGGTGGCAGCGGCCAAACGGCTCCTTGCCGCCGGATCGGGCCTCCCCAAGTCGGTGGAGTCCAAGGCCCGGAAGGCTGTACGTCAAGGCGGTTTCAGGTAAGCTAGTGGCTGCTAGGGCAGTGCCCAACGAACAAGGAGACCGAGATGGCCGACGAGCCGGACGACCTGGAAGACGACCTGGAGGACGAGGAGGACAACGAGTCCACCGGCGGTTCCGGGGACGAGGACGAGTACAAGGCCCCGGACAAGGACGAGTGGACCAGGACCCAGGCGGCCCTGGCCAAGGCCAACGGTGAGGCCAAGAAGTACCGCTTGGCCCTCAAGGCGGCCAAGACCAACGCCAGCAACGCTTCCTCCGGTGCTTCCGGTGGGACCGACGTGGAGACCCTCAAGCGGGCAGCGGCGGAAGAGGTGGAGGCCAAGTACCGGCCCCAGATCATGCGGACCCAGGTCAAGGCGGCCCTGGCCGCTTCCGGCCTGGTGGACGCGGACAAGCCGGAAGTCCTCAAGGCGGCCGTTCGCCTGGTGGATCTGGACGATCTGGACCTGGACGAGGACGGGGACGTGGTCGGCCTGGACGAGGCCGTGGCGGCCCTCAAGACGTCGTTCCCGGCCATGTTCAAGCGGGCCAAGACCGGCGGCACGGTCCGGCCGGGTTCGCGCTCCAACGGCTCCACCGGGGCCACGGGTGGCGCGGGCGGCAAGCCCAAGTCCAGCGCGTCCAAGTTGGCCGCCAGCCTCCGCTAGGGGCTACACTGCCCACAAGAGACCCCGTGATGGGGTGACCGGTCGGACCGGTTGTCCAGGAAGTCACCCCATCACGAGGAGAATCCCGTGGCACGCCAGACTCTCGAAGCGTGGATCCCGGAAGAGTACGGATCCGACGTCATCACCCGAATCAACCAGACCTCGGCCGTGGAGCTGTTCGCCCGCCGGGAGCCGATGAAGTCGGACACCAAGCACGTCCCGCGCTCCGGTTCGGTGGACGTGGACATCATCCCCAAGGGGAGCCCGTACACCGAGGACCAGTCCAGCCTGGACGAGGTGCTCCTGACCGCGACCAAGTTCGGCAAGGTCATCCGGATCGCGGAGGAAGACCTGGACGACGCGCCCGAGGACATCATCGGGAACCGGCAGACCGCCTGGGCCACCGGGTACGCGAAGACCATCGACAACGCGTCCCTCGCCATCACGGCCGGGGTCGGCGCGGGTGTCCCGTGGAACTCGGTTTACAAGCAGGTCCGGACCGTGGACGCCACCACGGGCTACACCGCCGACGCGAACTACCGCACCCTCTCGAACGCGGCCATCGCGGGTACGGGTGCCGGTGCCAAGGCGACGGCCTACCGGGCCGCGTCCGGCCTCCTGGGCCTCGTGGAGACCGGGGACTGGTACGACGAGGGTGACGAGGTCATCATGGCCCACCCGGCGTTCAAGGCCCTGCTCCGTGAGGCCATGACGGACCAGGGCCAGCCGATCTTCCTCGGCAACGCGGTCTCCATCAACGGGGTCCAGACGGACACCCTGTTCGGTCTGCCGGTCAAGTGGACCCTGGGTGCCCGCACCTCGGCCGCCCGGACCGCCAACCCGACCGGCAACCCGCTGATGATCGTGGGTCCGCGCAAGCTGATGATCCTGGGTGTCCGGTCCGGCCCGGAGTCCGTGGTCATCGACGGTCGCGGAGGGGCCTCGGCCCTCACGGACGAGACGCTCCTCAAGATGCGCGCGCGTCGGGGGTTCAACATCGGTGCCCCGGGTGCGTTCGGTGTCCTGGAGCTGGTGGCCTAGTTCCGGGTAGTGGAGGCCCCTTCTCGGGGGTAGGGGCCTCCACTCCGGACAGTCCACACGCGACAGTCCAGAGAGGACAGTCTGATGGCAAGCAACGCCAACGCGAGCACGGGGACCCCGGTCTCCGAACTCACGGACATGCCCGGGGCCACGGCCTCGGACCTCCAGTTCCCGTCCATGGCCGGGAAGCCCAACGTCGAGGTGGCCAAGCGGACCGCCGACACTGACAAGACCACGTCAACCTCGTTCGAGAAGGTTTTCGTCCTCCTCCGTCGGGAGTGGGACGTGGCCGACAAGGACGCGGTTCACGCGGCCTCCGCCATCGCGGTCCGCCAGTTCCTCACCAACAACGGTCTCCGGACCGACAAGGTGTACGTGGAGTTCGTCGGGGAGGAAGAGGTGCCGGGGGAGAATCCTCTGACCACCAACCCGTACGACCTGTCCGTGGGCCTCAGGTACCGCGTGGCGGCCGTTCCGGCGGCCATCGTGGAATCCGGCGGCCTCGTGTCGGAGTCCAACGTCCCGGACGGTTACGACCCGTCCATCGTCAAGACCACCTCCTGAGACCCGGGAGGTGAACCGCCTCCCACCTCTTGCGGTCTCGCGGCCCCCGGTGCCAGCCGGGGGCCGCTCGCTGTCCGGCCACGGGATGCAGGGATGCAGATGCCCTACTCTCCCCCGTGCACACGGGGGAAGTAATGGAGAACGTGCATCCCTGCATCCCGGACTGTCGAGAGTGGACCGTGGGCAGCGGAGCGGTACACTGCCAGCATGGCCTCCATCGTGACCGCTGCGGACGTGCTCAACCGTGCCGGTGCCACGGTGACCGATGCCCAGATCGCACAGGCTCAGGGCCTCGTGGAGCTGTTCACGGGGTACGACCTGTCCACTGTGGACTGGTCCACGGTCCAGGTGACGTTTGCCCGGGACCAGCGGAAGCTCCGGCAGGCAGTGTGCTACCAGGCCGCGTTCATCGCGGCCCACCCGGACGTCTTCACCTCGGCTGACGTGGAGACGTCAACGGCCGATGGTGCCTCTCAGTCCGGCCCCCAGATGTGGGCACAGATCGCACCGCTCGCGCGCATCGCGATGCGGAAGCTCTCCAAGAACCGCTCCAGGTCCGTCAAGGTGGAGGGGCCGGACTGTCGGCTCCCGCTGTACGACGGAACCGGCCCGGTGCCGGAGTGGACCGACCAGTACGACAACTGGACCCCTCTCCCGTGAACGCCACCACAACGGTCTCCGTCCTCCGGACCGGCGGCTCCTCGGCCCTCTCGGTCGGTGCGCTGACCGTTCCCGGCAACGTGTACGCCAAGACGGTCTATGCCCGGCCCACGGCCCCCGGTGAGAACGTCTACGGGGAAGCAACCGTCCGCGTGGTCTCCGGGTCCTTCTCGGGGTTCAAGGTGCTGTTCCAGTGGCAGCGGGTACCGTCCGGTCCGACTCAGCTTGCCGGGGCCACTTTCCTGGGTGCCAAGAACCGGATGACGTTCTCCAGTCCGGCCCCGGCCGACACGGTCACTACCTCCCTGATGGTGCTGGGCATCGCGGTCACTGGCCCTGGGGATGTCTTCGCGGTAGATTCCGCCAGCCTGATGGGGATCCCGCTTTCCCTGGCCCCTTCCGCGTGGATGCAGTACACGGGCAACAATGCCGCGTTCGGGACCACCGGGGCCGATGCGGTGGACCAGTACGGGGACCCGGTGGACCTCGTGACCGTGATTGCTTCCGGGGTGCCTTTCTCCATTCTGGAGCAGAGTTCCAACGAGATGGATCCCTCCACCGGGGAGTCCCGAGTTGTTAGGTACATCCTCGGTCGCAGTTACCCCGGGCTGGACCTCAAGAGGGGGGACCGGGTGAAGGACGAGCGCACCGGGGTCCTGTATGCTGTGGATGGAGTGACGAGGCCGCAGAGCCCGGTGGGGACACCGGACCTACGATCGGAACTCCGTCAGCTAGGCGGGTAGACCGCCTGGGAAGTGCAAGACCCCGGCCGTAGAGGGTGGTGGTTCTGGTGGCGGACAATATCCGCGTGGTTGTAGACCCCCAGGCCGCCGCACGGATTACCGCAGAGGTTGAGGCCAAGTGCCTCCCTCGGTTGCTTGACATGATTCTGTCAGACGCCAAGCGGGCCGTGCCAGTTGACACCGGGGACCTGAGAGCGTCCGGGGAAATCCTCGGAATCTCCAACGGAGTGGGCCGGGTCGGCTTTGGGACAGACCCGGAGACTGAGACGTACGCGGCCGTGGTAGAGGGACTGGCAAAGAAGCCCACTCCCAATTACCCGGTCCAGCCGTACCTCCGTCCGGCCCTGTATCGGAAACGGAGTCTGTGATGGCAACGCTTCCGAATGCTGACCTCGTGGGTGTCGCCTGGGTAGGCGGCATTTCCGGGGTCTCTCTCGGCCAGGTGGCCACAACCCTACCCGAGGACAATTCCTCGTGGGCCTTGTCCGGATTCGTAGAACTTACCGTGGTCGGTGGTTCCCCGAGTGTGGACCTGGCAAAGCGGAGTCCAGTGTTCCAGGTGGATTGCTGGGCCTCCAACCCGAACAGTTCCAAGCCCCCGTGGGGTAAGGCATTCGCTCTGGCCGAGACGGTTATTGCGGGTTGCTACACGCTGAATCCCCAGTTGGCGTCCCGGACTGTGATCCTCCCGGCGGCATTCGAAAATGCGCGCGTGATGAGCGCGTTCCCGCTGTCGGAACCGCGACGTATCGAGGCCGACGAATCCTCGTACGCGCGCGTGCAATTTGACCTGCAACTCAACTGGGTGCGGGTCCTCGTCTCATGACCACCGAGGGAGGGACCATGGCCGACCAGGCCAAGGACCACGAGAACAAGTCCACGCGCACGGTCCGTACGACCATGCGTCCCCAGGAGGAGCTGGAGGTGACGGAGACCCAGTACCAGGAACTCCGCACCGAGGGTCTCCTGATCGAGAAGGGAAACGGCTGACATGGCCGTCAACGTCACGAACCTCATCCAGGGACCGGCCAACCTGTACGGCGGCCTCTTCGGTGCCCTGGAGCCCGTGGACACGGCCATCAACGCGTCCTACATCGTCACGGCCGGTGGGTTCCAGGATCTGGGTGGAACGCTGGACGGGGTCAACCTGACCATCGACCAGACGTGGTCCGACCTGGACGCGGACCAGATCATCGACGTGGCCGGTACCCGCCAGGTCAAGCGCCAGGTGGCCGTGGCCACCAAGTTGGCGGAGCCCACCCTCAACAACCTGGCCACGGTGCTCAACGACTCCGCACCGGTCACGGCCGCCGCGTCCTCGTTCTACGAGCCCTCGGACGGCATGGCCGCGTTCGTTCCGGCCTACCGCGCGCTCCTGTTCGAGGGGTTCTCCCCGGCGGGCCGTCGTCGCTGGGTCATCCTCCGCAAGGTCATCAACACGGAGGGGACCGGCTTCATGGCCAAGAAGGACGACCAGGGGAACTTCTCCGTCACGTGGAAGACGTTCTACGTCTCCTCGGCCATCCGGCCGTTCCGCGTGGTGGACCAGACCGCCTAGCTGAGAGGCGGCCCCGGGGCGATCCCGGGGCCGCTGCCCAGTTGACAACGACAAGTCAAGGAGCCCGAGATGGACAGCATGACCCCCGAACTCGCAACGGCCCCGGTGGCCCTCACCTCCCACGATCACACGGGGGAGGAGCGAATCGTGGTCTTCACCCTGGAACGGCCGGACGGAACGGTGGACGAGTTCTCCATCCCCAAGCGGCACCGGCCGAACGTGGGACTCCGGTTCCTCTGGGAGATGAAGACCCTAGGCGAGCAAATCGCCACGGTCAACCTACTGGAGACGGCATTCGGCACGGAGGGATTCCTGGCCCTGATCGGCCACGATGACCTCACGGTGGAGCAGAACGAGCGAATCCAGCGGATGGTCCTCAGCTACACCATGGGGGACGTGGAGAAGGGAAAAGCGCGCTAGTCCAGCGGGCCAGACAAATGGCCTGGGTGCTGGACTACGCGGACGACCTGGACAGTGATTTCCGGGTCTTCTACCGCAAGAGCTGGGACGAGATGGTGGCCACCGAGACGGGGCCGCGATTCTTCGCACTAGCGTACAGAACCGGGGCCTACCAAGGAGTTATGGCGGCCCGGTACGAGGAGCAAGAGAACCCCACGGTGGGGAGCGATACGGCACAGGCCCCGGATGAGGTCACAGTTTCAGGAGGCAGCATAGGCGAACTACTCACTTCCCCAGCGGGGGACCTGATCGAATACGGGGAGGGATAGGAAATGGCCGGAGGCTTCAAGGTCGCAGATGCGTTCGTTGAGGTTGGCGTTGAGGACACAAAGGTTGACGCTGGCCTCTCCCGCATCAAGGGCAAGGTGGCCGCCGGTATTGCGGGCCTCGGCCTTGGAGCCGCTATCGCCAAGGGCATTTCCGATAACCTGGACATCAAGGCGGGTAACGCCAAGCTCCAGGGCCAGTTGGGCCTCACCAAGGACATTGCCTCCAAGGCCGGTGCCATCTCCGGCCAGGTCTACGGGGACAACTTCGGCGGGTCCCTGGAGGACGTGAACGAGGCAGTTCGCGCAGTCGGGACCAACCTCGTGGACCTGGGTACGGCCTCCCCGGCCCAGGTTAAGAAGTTGACGGAGTCGGCCCTGGGACTTGCTTCCACGTTCAACGTGGACGTGAACGAGGCAACCCGCCAGGCGTCCTCTCTGGTGAAGAACGGGTTGGCCCCTGACTTTCAGTCCGCATTTGACGTCATCACCAAGGGCTACCAGTCCGGGCTGGACGTCGCGGGGGATTTCGGGGAGACCATCACGGAATACTCCCCACAGTTCCACAAGCTGGGAATTGATGGCCCGGCGGCCCTCAACCTCCTTTCCGCTGGACTCAAGGCCGGTGCCCGGGATACGGACACCATCGCGGACGCGTTCAAAGAGTTCTCCATCCGGTCCATTGACGGGACCGCGCTCACCGCGTCCGGGTTCAAGGCCGCCGGACTGGACGCCAAGAAGATGGCGGCCGAGATTGCCAAGGGTGGCCCGTCCGCGCAGAAAGCCACCATGCAGACCCTCCAGGGTCTCCTCTCGATCAAGGACCCGGTAAAGCAGAACATTGCCGGTACGGCCCTATTCGGGACCCAGTGGGAGGACACGGTCCGCCAGATCCTCCCGGCCCTGGCAAACACCAAGGGTGGAATGACCGGGGTCAAGGGGTCCACGGACGCCATGAACACGGCCGTTGCCGCCGGGGCCAACCCGGTGGACGTCATGAAGCGGCGTATGGAGGGGTGGCTGACTTCCGCCACCAACCTCCCCGGTCCGCTGGGACAGACCTCCGCCGCTGCCGCCGCGATGGGGTCCCAGTCCCTCCTGGCCGCCGGAGCGGTTGCCCAGATGGCTCCGGCCCTCGGCAAGGTTGCGGGTCCCGCTGGAGACGCGGCCAAGGCTGTCACGTCCGGCGGAGCCAAGATGGTGGCCTCCGCCGTGTCCACCTCCGCCAGCATGGTTGCCGCCTCCGCCGTCCAGATCGGCCGGTGGATCGCACAGGCGGCCGTGGCTACGGCTTCCGGGGCCGCAATGGCCGCCGCGTGGCTTATCTCGATCTGGCCTATCGCTCTGGTAATTGCGGCCGTGGTCGGGCTGACGATCCTCATTATCAAGAACTGGGACAAGATCAAGGCCGTAACCGTCGCGGTCTTTAACGCGGTCTGGGGATTCCTCAAGGGCCTGTGGTCCAACATCACTTCATGGATCGGGGGGAAGGCAACCGAGATAGTCAACAAGGTGGTGGGTGCCTGGAACTCGGTCTGGGCCAAGACCTCGGCCATATGGAATACCGTCCTCAACTTCATCCACGGCATTCCGGGGAAGATCCTGGGATACATCGGGGGCCTGTCCTCGATCG